TCGAGCGCCACAACCCGCTGCAACCGCACGCCCGCGACGTCGTCCGGGTGCCGGCTGGCCTCACGGTGAGGCAGGCGCTCGAGCACGCCCACCCCGGCTTCGTCGAGTTCGTGCAGCCAACCCTGGTCAGTCTAAACGGCCGCCCGCTTATGCGGTCTACCTGGGACGACACGGTAGTGGAAGAGGGGGACACACTGGCGGCCGCCGTGCTGCCGGCGGGCATCGAGACCATCTTCTACATCTTCATGGCGGTGGTAGCGGTGGCCACCTACGTGATGGTGTCCAACATGCCGACGCCGAAGAACCCGGCGGACCTGCCGGCGCCGGACCCGGTCTTCAGCCTGTCCGGCCAGCGCAACACCATGAAGATCATGGAGCCCATCGAGGTGGCGTACGGCCGCAACAAGCTGTGGCCGTCCTACGCCGCACGGCCCTTCAACAAGTACGAGGGCAACGAGCAGTACCTGTACCAGCTGTTCTGCCTCGGGCAGGGCGAGTTCCAGGTCCACGGCATCTACATCGAGGACACACCCATCGACTCGTTCCAGAACGTGACCTACCAGCTGGTGCCACCAGGCGGGCAGGTCACGCTGTTCCCCGGCAACGTCGTGACGTCTGTCGAGGTGAACCGGCTGGAGCTATTTGGCCCCAACGAGGCGCAGTACACCGTCTACGGGCCATTCGCGCTCACCGCCTCCTTCACGGTGACGAACAAGATAGAGGTGGACCTGACCCTGCCGCAGGGGCTGTACTCGTCCAACGACGACGACGGTGGGCTCAGCGCCGTCACCGTCACGGCCCTGTTCGAGGTCCGCCTGATCGATGACAACGGGGCCCCAGCCGGCGCGTGGCAGACACTGGCCGAGTTCACCAAGACCCTCAACACCGTCAACCCGCAGCGGTACACCCTGTCTGTGGACGTCGCGAGCGGGCGCTACGAGATACGCGGCAAGCGCACCAACAACGCCTCAGGCAGCTACCGGGTGGGGGACACCCTGACCTGGGAGTCGGCTCGCGCCTTCCTACCCAACACCACGGACTACGGCAGCGTCACCCTGCTTGCCGTGGTGGCCCAGGCCAGCAACAACCTGAACGACAACAGCGCCAACCGCATAAACGTCGACTGCACCCGCAAGCTGGTGACACGCCAGAATGGCGCCTGGACTGCCGCAGTGCCCACGCGGTCTGTGGCATGGGCCTTCTATGACATATTTGCCTCGGCCTACGGCGGGCAGCTTGGCTCGGAGTACATAGACCTGGACGAGCTGGAGCGGCTGGACGCCGTGTGGGAGGGCCGCCAGGAGTACTTCGACTTCGTCTTCAACCAGAAGACGACCGTGTGGGAGGCGGCCAAGGCCGCTGCCCGCGTTGGGCGCGCCGTGCCCATTGTCAATGGGTCCTTTGTCGGCCTTGTGCGCGACGAGACTCAGGCAATACCGATGGGCGTCTTTGGCGTCGACAACATGCTGCCAGACTCGTTCAAGTGGGAGGTGAAGCTGTTCGACCCAAAGGAGTACGACTCAGTCCAGATGGTCTACGTGAATTCCACGAGTGGCCTGCAGGAGTCTGTCATGTGCCTCCCGCCTGGGTCACTCGGCCTCAATCCGAACAAGATCACGCTGGCTGGATGCACCAATCGCGACCATGCCTACCACGAGGGCATGTACATAGCCATGAGCGACCGCCTACTGCGCGAGAACGTCACCTTCCGCACGGGCCTCGAGGGCTACCTGCCAAGCTACGGCGACCTCGTGGCCGTGTCGTACCCCCTGCCCAAGTGGGGCACTTCCGGCCACGTGGTCGGCCGCAGCGGCAATACCCTAATGTTGTCCGAGCAGGTCACATTCACTGCCGGGCAGCAGCACTACATCTTGCTGCGGCGTGACGACGGGGCGGGCGATGGGCCATACCTTGTCACACAGGGGCCCGACTCCATGTCCGTGGAGCTGGCCACGTCCATGAGCTCTGGGCTGACCTTCGGAGACACCTCGCGGGAGCCGGTGCTGTTCGCCTTTGGGCCAGGTCAGGACTGGAGCCGCAAGTGCCGCGTGGTGGAAATTAACCCAGCCGGGGACGAGGCAGTAGAGGTGACCTGCGTCAACTACGACCCGGCCATCTTCCAGTTCGACCAGACGTCCGCTCCGCCGGTGTCTGCCGTGCCACGTCCGCCATCCATACCCGACCGCCCTGTAGTGCCATTTCTCACCGTCGCGCGCGTGCCCACCGCACTCGACTACGTCATCGTGAGCTGGGGCCCGGCCCTTGGGGCTTCAAGCTACGTGCTGCAGCAGTCGACCGACGGAGTCAACTGGACCACGGTCACCCAGACATCGGCGCTAAGCTACCAGCTGAACGTCGTGCGCGGCAGCCTATACCTCCGTGTGGCGGGCCGTGGCGTGGCCCTCGGCACGTGGGCTACCTGGAATGGTGAGGTAGGCTCGCCAACTGGAGCTCCACTGACCGTGCAGAACCTGACCCTACAGCAGCCCTTTGTCGGCCCCTTTGCGAAGGTCCAGTGGTCCAGCCTGGTTGACGCTGACACGTACAAAGTCAAGGTCTACAAGGACGCCGGGGCCACGCTATTGCGCACCTCGACCGTCTCCGGCGTCGAGTTCAACTACACCTCCGAGATGATGGCGCTAGATGGCACGCCCGCGCGGGCCCTGCGCTTCATGGTGTATGGCACCAACGAGTTCGGTGACTCTGCTGTGGCGGCAGTGCTTGACGTCACCAACCCGGTACCTACCCAGATGGGCTCCGGGTTCAGTTACCAGGTAAAGGTAGAGACGGGGGACACCGTGGTCTACACACTGAACTGGCTACCGAATGGGGACGGGGACGTCAAGGCCTACCGCGTCTGGGGCAGCCCCAGCTCCGGCTTTGCACCAGATAGCACCGACAAGAAGTTTGAGGGGCTTGCGTATCAGTGCGATGTCAGCGTGTCCAAGGTGGCGCACGTCGTGAATATCACTGGCGCAACCAAGGCTGGCCCCTGCGTGCTTTCGTATTCAGGCACCCCTTTGGGTAATGGCCAAAAAGTCGTCGTGGCCGGCGTTGGCGGCATGGTGCAGCTAAATGGCAACACCTACGTTGTCCGGGGAGCTACCTCCGCTACTTTTCAGCTATATTCTGAGGCCTACGATTCTGAGACTGGGTCTACCTACGAGGTCCCAGTGGACTCTACATACTACTCTACCTATACGTCTGGCGGCACAGCCACCGTGACGCCGCAGGAGCTTGTACGGCCGAAGCTGTACTGGCGCGTCGCCGCAGTTGACCTGTGGGGCGATGACACTAATCCCTCTTCACAACAAACCGCTCAATAAGGAGAAAATAGCGTGGATCAACAACTGTTCAACATAGTCATAGGAGTGGCAGGCGCGCTCGGCGGCTGGTGGATGAAGGCGATGTGGGAGGGCCTCAAGGACCTGCGGAAGACCGACCACGAGCTGACCCAGCAGGTCAACAACCTGCAGATTTTGGTGGCCGGGCAGTACATGAGGCGGGAGGAGTTCGACAAGGTGGGCCAAGCCATCTTTGCCAAGCTGGACCGCATCGAGGACAAACTTGACAAGAAGGTGGGCAAGGAATGACTTACTCACTAGGCAAAAAGTCGCTCGACCGCCTGTCCGGGGTCCACCCAGACCTCGTGGCGGTCGTCAAGCGCGCCATCGAGATCACGGAGCAGGACTTCGGGGTGCACGAGGGCGTCCGCTCCCGCGCGCGCCAGGAGCAGCTCTTCAAGGCCAGCGCGACCAAGACGCTGGACGGACGGCACATCACCGGCCACGCCGTCGACCTGGTGCCGTACATTGGTGGGCAGCTGCGGTGGGAGTGGAAGCCACTCTTCGCCGTAGCAGTGGCCGTGGACCGGGCTGCCACCGAGCTGGGCGTGCCCATACGGTGGGGCGGCGTGTGGGACAAGACCATGACCGAGTACGGCGGCTCTCCGGCCGCCATGCAGCGCGAGGTGGACGCGTACTGCGTTCGCCATCCAGGGCCCGACTTCATTGACGGCCCGCACTTCGAGCTACCTAAGAAGGAGTATCCAGCATGAAGAAGTGGTACCAGTCAAAGACCATAGTCGTCAATGCCATCGTAGCCGCCCTGGTGGCCCTGGAGGCCGGGACGGGCCTGCTGCAGCAGTTCCTGCCAGCCAACTTCTACGCCATGGTGGCCGTCGGTCTGCCGGTCGTCAATGCCATCCTGCGCGTGGTAACCTCGCAGCCCATAGCCGGGCGTGGGGACCAAGATGCTGCCTGACGTCCGCACGACACTGCTGGCACTTGCGGTCGGCCTGGCTGCCGGGGGCCTCGGCTCCTGGTACCTGACGGCCGAGTACAAGGACAGCAAGTGGGAGGCGGCAGCAGGCCGCCAGAAGGTGGAGGCCGCCGACCTGCTGCGCGCCGCTACAGACCGGGCCATGAAGGCCGAACGCCAGCACAATGAGCTGGCAACTGAACTGGAGGTACAGCATGACAAGAACCAGCTGGCGCTCGATCGGGCGCTTAACGACAATCGTCGCCTTGCTCGCGAGCTTGGCGGCCTGCGCGACCCCGGACGTCGGCCGAGTTGTGGAGGCTCCGTGCCCGCCACCGCCGGCGATGCCCCCGAGCCTGCGACTGCCTCCACCGGAGCCGAGCTTTCAGCTGAGGCTTCGGAGTTTCTTCTTGAATTCGCCCGCGACGCCGACCGCGCTGCCGAGTACGCAGGCACCTGCCACGAGTGGGCCCGCCGCGTCGGCCGCTGACCGCTGAACCCCGCGGCGACTTACTCTCCTTCTAGCCGCGGGTCTTGCACCGCCGCCCCGCAAAGGCGGCGGCTTTTTATTGTCTAGGTGGGTCATCCGGGCCTCGACGCCCGTGGCCTAGCCAAGCACCAGGGCTGTAGGCACCGGGATTGACCTGAGCCGCCTGAGGCTTGCCGGTGGCACGTCCTCAGCGCACCCAGATGTGCTCGTACGAGCGAGGCAGCCGACCGCAGCTCCACTCGCTCTTCCGGCCCTCCGCCTCGGCGTCAGGGTCTACCACCCGGACGCACTTGCCGGTCGTCCACGACACGTGGACCTCAGGTTGGTCCAGCACTTTGGCGGCCGTCAGCATGAGGGCTGCGGCCCCTACTATGGCGCACAGGCCGGTGGCTACTGTCTTCAGCATGGCGGTCCTCCTCACTGCCACGTGGACGGCGCGGAGTGGGTCGGCGTGGAGGCCTCGCCGGCCTGCGGCGCATCCACGAGCTCCACCACAACGCGGCCCGCCTCGAAGCGGATGCCGATGCCCTTACCGTCGAGCAGTCGGGCGTCGTCGAGGTCCGCCTCCAGCCGGCCGCCGGCCTTGGCGGCAAGTACGCCCAGCACGGTCGTGACGCGCATCAGCTGCAGCTCGTGCTCGCACTTGCCCATTAGGGAGCCTAGGAGCTCCGCCAGCCCCTCGGGCAGTTGTCCGTTGTCGTTCGCCATGTCAGGCCTCCCAAGAGATGTCTATGTTGTTGCCGCCGGCGGTCCGCACGGTGGCGCGGATGGGCAGCTCGAGGTCCAGCACCTTGGCCACGGACGGCGCGTCCTGCCTCGGCACGTAGCCCAGCTTCTGCCCGTCCTGAGCGTGCACGGCCACGGCGTTGCGGTCGTGCGGGTTGGACGGCTCGCGCAGGAGCACGAGCTCCTCACCGCGCCGCAGGCGAAGCACCGCCTGCGGCGCCCCCGCATGGAAGCGGGAGCCTATGATGTAGGTCAGCATCTGCGGCATGGCTTAGGCCTCGGCCTTCTTGGCGACGGGCACAGCACGGGGGCGGAACGGCACGCGCTCGCCACGCTCACGCATGTGGACGGCATACCAGCGGAGGCAGGCCACCGTGGTCTTCGCGCCGTCGAACTGCTCGCGGATTCGGTCGAGGATGTACTCGTACGGGTGGCCGAAGGGGCGCTTCTCTTCGTCGTGAGTCACGACCTCGAGGAGGAGGCCCTCGGCGACCGAGCGGATGACGGGGCCCTTCTCCTTCTTCTCGCCTTCAGCCTTCTTGGCTGCGCGCTTGGCCTTCGCGACGGGCTCGGCCGGCCGCTCTGCCTTGGTGCCCAGCGAGGCCCACACGCCTGCGGGCTGCTCAACCTCGGCGACGGGCTCGGCCTTGGCGGGCTGCGCTTCGAGCATGGCGCTGATCTGGGCCAGCAGCTTGGCCTTGCCTCGTTTGGCAAGGGTCTTGACGTCGGTGTTGGTGCCCTTGAGTCTGTTGTACTCGGCAGCGATGTCTGCGATGGTGGACTGTTCGTTGAGCTTGGTCATGTTGGTTCTCCTAGAGGTCGGTTTTCGGGTCATCGAGCGCACTGCATGTCGTCGATGGGTTCCATTATATGCCTTTTGCAGGGTTCGGGAGCCCCCTCCCGCAAGTATTTTCCTACGCAGGCAAAAATAATGGGCTAGCTGAGGGCTCGCACGGCCGCCAGCACGGCGAGGTCGTCCATGCCGTTCAGCACCACGCAGCCGGGGTTGGCGGCCCGTATGCGGGCCACGCCGGCCTCGGTCGGCTCTACCTTGCTGGTGTACAGCTTGCCGTCCTTTATGAATGCCACCTTGCCCTTGGTCATCTTGGCTACGTCGCGCAGCAGCAGGGCGTCGTTGACGAGCTCCTCGATGAAGAGGTCGGATGTAACGGCCAGCAGGGCGGGTCGGCCGGTGGACGGGTCTGCCCACTTGCACTCGCGCGGCGGCATCTTGGCCACGTGCTCCGCCAGCAGTGACTCCTCAGAGCCGACCTTCCACTCGACGCTCAGCGGCCCGCCCGAGGCGTCGTCTATGGCAAAGGCCACCGGCCTGCCGTCGCGGTAGAGGGTGGCGTTGTAGCCGTGCCCCTCCATGCCCACGAATGTCTTGATGCCCTTGACAGAGTAGGTCGGTGCGCCGCAGACGGCGGCCGCCGCCTTGGCAATGGGCCGGCCGGCTGACGATGACGCCGCCTTCTCCTTGCTGCGGTAGTACGCCACGCAGGCGGCGTTTGTCTTGGCGGTCGGGTGCGTCTCGCGCACTGCGGCGAGTATCTGCTCGGTGGAAGCCCCCACCGCTATGCCCCTGCGTATGATGTCCGCGATCTTCATGGCTTACTCCTATGTTGGTTGCTCATGGGGTCATTATAGCGGGATTCCTAGCATAATGGAGCGCGCCGACAAAAAAAAAGAGGGAGCCGTGGCTCCCTCGTCGTAGGTCAGGCCGCGGCCTGCTCAGCCCTCGGCTTCTGCGCGGGCCGGTTCCTCCAGTCGCGGCGGTCGTGGCTGGTCCTCACTCTGACGTCCGCGCCGGTCTTGCGGAGCCGGCTGGCGTACCACTGGACCGTCTTGACCGTCGTGTGGCAGTCCGGGTGCTTCTCGTGCACCCTCGACACGATCTGCTCGTAGGTCAGCGGGGTGCGACGCTGCAGGAGCTTGCTGACTTCAGCCTGGATGGTGGTCTTTGCTTTGCGTGTCATGGTATCTCTCCTAGTTAGACGGACTGCGATGTGCTGTCCGTTGAGATAATGATAGGCCATGCAAAGTTTGGTGTATGTAAGCAGAATCGGGTATTTTTAGTAGGAGGATGCCTCTAATTGGGTAGGACTTCGCTCACGCCAGCTGGGCGCTCAACCGCGCGGCCGAGCAGGTCAGCCGGCCGGTGGTCTGGCGGCAGCAGCGACATGGCTGCCAGCTCCGCCTCGGTGACGCCCTCCTTGACGCGGCCGGTGAGGCCACCTGGCACCAGGTACCTCCGCACGTCGCGCCCCTTGCCCACGCGCACATACAGCCAGACGTTGCCGCCACACCGCCAGCGTCTCCGGTGCCACACGACCTGTGACTGTCGCACGTCGAAGTCGAGCCTGCCGTCCTTGGCAGGCCGGTCGCACCCCTTGAGCTCGAGCTCGAAGTAGCGGCCCCTCCAGCAGCCGTCGACGTCCGGGTCGCCGTCGCCAACCAGGTTCTCCACCCGGCGCATGTGCAGCCCCTCGACGCCGCGCAGGCCGTCGCGCAGCCACTCCCACAGCCTTACCTCGCGGGCCACTTTTGCGCCTCCGTGAAGACCATGACCTTGACATCGCCGACCTTGATGGTGGACTCCGGCCCGTCGTGCGGCAGCAGGGTGGAGAGCTCCATGGCGTGGATGCCATCGCGCAGCTCTGCCTGCGAGACGCAGACGAAGGCGCGGGTGACGAGGCCCAGGCGCAGGGCCGCGACCGAGACCTCGGGGCCGCCGATCAGCCAGGCCGAGGGCCACCGAGAGGCTGCCTCCGCGAGGTCGACGCCATTCGGTCCGCGGGACAGGCGCTCCATACGCCGGCCCGGCAGCGGTGGCATCTGGTCGAAGGTGCGGGAGCCGGCGAGCAGGACGTCGTTGGCGTTTGAGAGTGTGAGCAGGCGGAAGACGGCCTTGTCGATGGGGCCGGTCCACTTCATGTCGTCCTCGGGGCCGCGGGCGAGGTACCCGTCGGCGGACATAGCAAGCAGCAGTCTCATGTTGATTCCTCCATGTATGTTATGGCCACGCGGGCGGAGCGCAGGTCCTCCAAGGCGCGAGCCCAGGACACTCCCCACCGCTCGTGGCCGAGGTCGGGCCGCGGTGCCACTAGGCGGGCAACTCCCGCCCGCAGCACCTTGCCCGCGCACGGCAGGCACGGGAAGCGGGTGACGTAGATGGTGCAGCCGCTCGGGTTGAACGGCGCCTGCCGCAGGCAGTTGTCCTCAGCGTGCACCATGTTCCTGAGCTTGAAGTCGCGGTCGGCCCGGAGCGACGGCAGGTCGGGCACGTCTGGTGGGAAGCCATTGTACCCGGGGGACATCTGCCTCCTGTCGGCCGACACGAGCAGGGCGCCCACCTGGCGGTCCGGGTCCTTGGACAGCCCTGCAACCTCGGCCGCTATGCCGTAGAAGAAGGCGTCCCACTCGGCCTGGGTCCGCCTGATGGGCGCCTCGCTCACTCGATCACCTCGGGCTTTGGATTAAAAGCGGGCCACTCGTGCCGCTTGGCCTCCGCGGCGACCGACAGCACGTACCCGTCCGGGTCGGCCTCGATGCCAGACAGCGCGACGCCCGGCAGCGGCAGCTCGGGCACCACGGGCTCCTGCCGTAGCATCTCTGCCGCCATGTCCCAGTGCGACTCGTACAGGTGCGCGTGGGCCAGCGTGACGTGCATCACCCCCGGGCGCAGGCCGAGCTCGCGGGCGACCGCGTCGACGAGCAGGGCGTGGCCCATGACGTCGTACGGCAGGCCGACGAACACGTCGGAGCTGCGCAGCACGATGGACGAGTGGAGCTCCTCGCCGAGCGCGCTGAAGGTGAATGCGGCGGGGCACGGGACGTTCCGTTGGCCGAGCTCGCCGAGGCCGTCCTCCGCCGGGTCCCAGGCGGAGACGTAGCAGCGCCGGTCGCTCGGGTCCTTGCGCAGGGCCTCCACCGCCAGCCGAATCTGGTCGCGCCCGAAGTGACTGCGCCAGCGGTAGCCGTAGGCTGCCTTGACGCCGACGACCCGGGAAGGCAGCTCCTCGACGAACTTGTCCCACAGCGGAGCGTACTTGCGGATGAAGGTGGCGTCCTGCGTGCCCTGCAGATACCACGCGACCTCGGCGGCCGCGGAGCGCGGGAAGGTCTTGCGGAAGCCGACGGTGGGCAGCATGCCCTCGGACAGGTCGACACGGAAGGAGGTGCCCCCGCGGCCGACCTTCACGCGCACGCCGGTGCGGGCGTTCGTCTCCACGGGGCCGTGCAGTACCCAGGCCAACACGGCTGCGTAGGCGTCGTAGAAGGGTATCAGCATGTCGCGGCCTCCTCGGCGGACGACAGCGAGGTCTGCGACAGGCGGCCGTCGCGCATGGCCTCCGCGTAGTAGGTGGCGTAGTTCACGAGGTCCTCCACGGTGTCCAGCACGCCCTCGAAGTTGACCGGGCGGCCGGTCTGCATGGCCTTGAGCAGCGACTGCAGGCGCAGGTTCTTGGTGTGCACCATGTGGGCGTAGGAGAGGTGCCCGAACGGGAAGTACGCGTCGCGCCCGCCAGGTACGTCGTTGTAGTCCTTGCCCTTGGCCTCGCGCAGGGCCTGCAGGCGCAGCCACACCGGGCTGAGGGCCTCGCGCTGCCCCTCCTGCTCGCGTAGGCGGCGGAGGTCGGCCAGGTCCGCGGCGCTGAAGCCGAGCAGCCACGCGTGGTCCGGCGGCGTCCAGCCAGCTGGCTTCACCGCGTCGTGGCCCCTGGAGCCGGGGCGCTTGGACAGCTCGCCGCGCTGCTTGCCCATGTTCGCGCGCTGCACCTCGTCCATCACGGCGGTGGCCGGCACGCCCATCTCGACGAGGCGGCCGAGCGCGAAGTAGACCAGGTCGATGAGGGCGTCGGCTGCCTCGAGCACGTCGCCGGCCTCGCAGGCCCCGTTGAACTCGGTCAGCTCCTCCTGCATCGCCGTGTTGGCCCACTTGAGGCGCTGCTCGTCCATGATGGCTGGTGTTTCGGGGATCGGCAGGGCACAGACCTCCAGGTTGAACTGCTCGACCTTGGCGAGCATGCGGGCGGCTATGGCCGCGGCGAATGCCTCGCGTGGGCCCAGGTTACGGTCTTCAGTCATTATCGTGCTCCTTCAAGCTTCAGGTTGGAAAGGTTGTATATTGACGTGCTCGGTCGGGAGCTAAAGCCACTTTAAGCCGGGTAGTTATCAAGTGGCGGGCTATTAGCTTCCCGCAGCATGCGTCGGACGTCGCAGCGCAGGTTCTCGGTGGCCCCGCGGTCGCTAGGCGTCATGGCGCAGGAGTAGGAGTAGGCCCGGCCTCCGAGCTCCCACCGGACCTTGACGTGCTTGCGGCCGACGTGCACCGAGAACGGCACGCCTGCGGCGCGCAGCACGGCCGCGGCCACCTCGTGCGGGGATACGCGGGCCACGCTCACCCCTCCGACTTCTTGGCGCGCTGCACCTTCGGCCCGAAGACCGCGTGCCCGTCCGGGACGATGAGGCGCGCCTTGGAGCTGTCCTCGCTCAGCTCGTACCCCAGGCCGTTCTCCTTGTTGATGGTGAACAGGTGGGACAGCACAGCGGAGCGGTCTAGGTCCAGCGTGGCCATCGCCGCCGACAGGTCGTGCCAGCCGTCCGCGAACAGGCGGGCCACCGTCGCGCGCTTGCCCGGCTCCGGTATGGGCTTCAGCGCGCCGGGGACCACCGGCTTGCCGCTGGTGCGCTTCCTCGGCTCAGGCTGCCCCTCCGGCCTGGCGACCGCGGCCGGCCTCTCTGCGCGCTCCGGCTCCACGTAGGCGAACAGGTCGAACCCGGCCGGCACGATCAGGCTGGCACAGTCGCCGACCAGCTCGTACCCGACCCCGTGGTCCTTGTTCAGGGTGAACAGGTGGGAGAGCACCCCGGACCGCGTCATGCCGAGGCGGGCCATGGCCTCCAGCAGGGACTGCGGCCCCTCCTGCATGAAGAAGGCCGCCACCTCGCCACGCTTGCTCTGCCGCCGGCACGGGCGGAGCGACTCCTCCGCTACCGGCTTGCCGCCGCGCTTGGACGGCTCCTCGTCGCGCCGGCGGTCGTCGGCCGACGGGGGCGGGGGCAGGAACTTGGGCACTGGCTGGCCGAGCTCGGTCAGCACCATGGCCGCCACGCCGAAGTCGCGCTGGAAGCCGAGCTTGACGCACTCCTCCCACGCCCGCACTATGTGGCCCGCCAGCTTCTCCGGCGTGACCTCCACGTCGACGGCGCTGCGCATCTCGTCGCACCCGTTGCTGACCTGGTAGGCCTGCAGGGTGAACGGGCTGAGCAGGGTCGATCGCTTCTCGCCTGGCAGTATGCAGACATGGCCGTGGCCGCTGGTCGGTGGGTCCAGCACCTCGTTGCGGGTGCGCGAGGTGCCCGGGGCGTTGCCGCGGACGAAGTACACTCTGGCGAATCTGACTGGCATGCTTGTGGCTCCTGGAAGTGAAAGAGGGGCGTGCCTCTCAGCACGTCCCTCTATCATACCCGAGCCGCGGTGCCCCGCGAGCCGTCGAGCTCCCCGTCGTTTAGTCCAGGAAGCCCTGGCCCTCGCCCGCGGTCTCGCCCGTGGCCTTGCCGCCCTCGGCCTTCTCCTTCTCGGCGGCCTTGGCGGCCTTGGCGTCGGCCTTCGCCTTGTCAGCTGCCGCCTTCTTCTCGGCCTTCTCGGCGTCCTTCTTGGCCTTGGCCTCCGCCTTCTCGGCGTCCTTTTTGGCCTTAGCCTCCGCCTTGGCCTGCTCCTTGGCGGCCTTGACGTCCGCCTTGGCGTCGGCCTTCAGCGAGCGCGCAGTGGGCACGTCCTCGCCGTCGCCGCGCAGCTTGTTGCGGTACCAGTTGATGCTGGCCATGGAGGTCTTGGCGTCGGGGAACTGCTCCTTGATGGCGGCGAGGACCTCCTCGTTGGTCTTGCCGCCGCGGATCAGCTCCTTGGCCACGTCGCCCACGCCGGGGGCCTTCTCCTTGGGCTGCTCGGCCGCGCCCTCGGCGCCGTCGGTCTTCGCGTCTTCGTTCTGGTTCACTTCGTTCATGCTGCTCTCCTTCA